TTAATTCTTGATATGAATATTTGTTAAGATTATTTTCAATATAATTTAAATTTTTTTTTATAGTTTTTTTATTAAGATCAATTATTTTTAAATTATTTTTAATTAATTTTAAATAATTTTTTATAATATTTTTTATTTCGAATTTTACTTTATTTTTTAAGTATATATCTATTTCATTTTTATCAGATTGATCAATTTCTTTGACATCTACACTATATTTATTTATTTTAGTCTTTATCAATTTATTATTATTTAAATTTTTTATAGTTATATCTAATAATTCATTAGAATCAATATTAATTGTAATTTCAATAATATCATTCTGATTATGATCTTTTTTATTTAATTTTATAGTTGTAATCAATATATTATTTTTTGCTATTAATCTATTGCCTTGATAAATATTCAAATTTAAATCATTAGTATTATTAATAATATATTTTTTTGATATTTTTGTTGGTATTATTGTTCCTTTTGGTATTATTATTGAATAATTATCATCTGATGTTTCAATACCTATTGATAATTTTACAACATCAATTATAATTAATTCATTATTTTTTTTATTTAAGTACATAGATAATTCACAACAACCTTTTGATACTATTGTTTGTAAATTATCATTAATAATAATTTCTTTTTTGAAAAAACTTTGTGTTAAATCTTTTATTATTTTTAAATTACTAGATCCACCTACTAATATAATTTTATTAATATCTTTAATATTTATTTTTTTATATAAATTGGTAAGTTTTTCTAATGTTTTTGTAGAAATTTCTTTCATCAATTCTTGAGTAAGATTATAATTTTTTTCTTTAATATATGTATTAACATAACTATTATTCATAAGTTTCTTTTTTAATTCTTCAGCTTTGTCCCATAGATTTAAATCATTTGTATTATTATTCTTTTTTTGAATATCATTAATAATATTTTTTGTAAAATTATTACCTCCTAAATTTGAATCTCCGAATGCTTCATTAACTTCAAATAGTTCTTCATCTTTTTCTAAAATAGTAATATCAGTAGTCCCTCCACCTATGTCAATAATAAGTATTTTTTCATAATCTTTTTCAGAATTATTTAATGTATATGATATAGCAGCAGATGTAGCTTCATTTATAATTCTATTTATTTTTACATTTTGATTAATTATTATATTTTTAATAAATTTTTTTTTTAAATCATCAAAGTTATTTGGTACTGATATAACACAATTATACTCTTCTGAATAAATATTTTCTTTAATTAATTTAATTAAATATTTTATATATTCTTTAATTAATTCATTCAAATTGTATTTTTTATTATCATATTCTATAATATTATTTTTTAATATTTTATTTTTAAAATTATTTATAAGTAATCCATTATCTTTTTTTTCAATTTCTAAACCATATAAAATTTTGTTCTTTGTTATTAATATTTGTGATGGTATTAGCATATTATTGTTTATTTCTAATATTTTAATTTCATTGTTTAAATTATAAGATATAATAGAATTAGTAGTCCCAAAATCTATTCCAATGTTCATTAAATAAGTAAAAAAAATATTTAATTATTAAACTAAATTTAAAAATTGATTTTACTACATATATAAAGTTAAAATATATATAATATTAATGGAAAGAGAAATAAAGTATTTAGGAAAAAATGAAAAATTAATTAAATTTTTTTCAGAATCAGAAAATGTTTTTGAAAAAAGATTGGAATTTATAAAAAAATTAGAAAAGGATAAGATTGATTTTAAACAATCTGAAAAATATTCTAAAATTTGGTGTAATATGAAATACAAAAAATGTAAATACCAAAAGAAAATTTATTTTTTTATTAAAAAATATGATAAATCATTGTAAGCTATTTTTTTATTATAAGCACTAAAATTATAATAATCATAATTAAATTTAAACTATACATTATAAATAATAATGATACATAAGGGAAAATTTTTTCAGAAAATGTTGTTAATATAGGTTTTATAATTTCTTTATTTATTTTATCCTTATTCTCTTTTTTATTAATTTGTAATAATATTTTACTAATTATATTTTTAGTAATATTTTCAATCATTATTAAAAATTATATTTAAATAATTATTAAACTATTATCTAAATTAATATATAATTATATGGTAAAGAAACTTACTAGATTATTTGGAAAAAAAAAAAATTTTACAAATATTAATATGTTAAATTTACCAAAATCTAAAATAAATTCAAGTGATCTTAATATTAGAAATTCGGTTAATGTAAAACCTGTAAATGTTGCCATGAATGTTGATATTCCATTTTCAAATAAATTACAAAATCAGATTAAAATTAGAGAGGTTAATAATAAAAATTCAAATTTAGATAAGTCAGAAATAAAATCTAATATTAAATTTAATGAAAATATAAAAATATCAGAAAATTTAGATGATGTTCCTAAAAATGTAGAAAAACTTAACGAGCAAATCAATGAAATATCTAGTTGGAAATCATTTTGGAATTGGTGGGATGGTCTTAATTCATCTGAACAAGAAGCTATATTTTTCTCCCCGATTACTGCAGGAATTGCAGTTGGTTTAACCTATAGATTATTAATGATTGGAAGATGGGGGCATGCATTTGAAAAAGGTGAAGATAATTTTGAAGGTTGTATGTCAAATCCATTTAATAGTGAAGAAAAATGTTTAAAAGTATGTAAAGAAAATAAAGGATATAAAACTGCAGAAATAAAAAAAAAAGATTTAACAGACGAATCAAAGTGTGTTGGACTTTATAAAAATGGTAAAGAATGTACATCTAATAAAAGTTGTCATTCAAATTATTGTAAAATAAATTCAGGTAGTTATATAGGTAAATGTGCTGATAAAGAAGAATTTAGTAATACTAGTATTTCAGAAAAAGGAAAATTTATAGAGATTTTAAAAAAGACATCCAAAAAATTATTAAATGATTTAGTACAATTAATAAATAAAAAAGGTAGTGATAAAATAAATGACAATGATATTGAAGAATTGATAAAAAAAAATGTAGCAGAATATGAAAATAAAATTAAAAATAGAGATGATGTTAAAGAAATATTTGGTTTTTATCCTGATATTTTTTCAAGTCCTTTAAGTTTAATTAAACAGTTAAATTTTACCGAAGATGAGTTTACAAGAATATCAGAATTGAGAAAATTATATGTAAAATTATCTCCTAATGATAAATTAGAATTTGATAAATTAAGTGAAAGAAAAAAAATACAATATTTAACTAATTTAAATAATAAATCAAAATCTAAATTAAATGAAAATGCTAATAAAGGTTTAAATATTTTTTTCATAATTGGAATGATATTATTAATAATATTTCAAATTGTTATGATTATTTTATTCAAGAGATAATGGTATTATCATTATATTACGTATGTTTTATTATAATTTATATAATTTAATTTATTAAAAATATATAAATTATTTATATTTAAAAAAAAAATATTGATTTAAAAATGTAATATAAAGCTTTCTCTATTATATAAATAAGAATGTCGTTTTTTGATAAATATTATAGTGAAAATATTAGAAATATAGATAGTGTACAATTTACTGTTTATACTAATAAAGATGTAAAGCAATATTCAGCTTTAAGAAATGATCCATTTGGTACTAATTTAGCTGAATCTTATGATGGTTATGAACCAAAAAAAGGAGGACTAGTCGATTTAAGATATGGTACATCCGATCATTATTTAAATTGTACAACATGTGGATTAAATTCTATAGAGTGTCCTGGTCATTTTGGACATACAGAATTAGCAGAGCCAGTTTTTCATTATGGTTTTTTAAATCATATAAAATCATTATTGCAGTGTGTTTGTTTAAGATGTTCTAGTTTATTAATTGATAAGATAGATTTTAATATTAATATTCTAGAAGACAAAAAATCATATGAAAGATTTAAGATAATAAAAGATATGGTTAAAAATGTTAGTTTTTGTTATAATTGTGGTTCTACTGTTCCAAAGGTAAAAAAGGAAGTTAAAGAATCATCTGGTACTATCAGAATTATATTAGAAAGGGAAGTAGGTAATGTAACAATAGATGAAAAGACTGGTGAGTCTACTGAAATGAAAAAGAAAATAAAAGAATTTTTAAGTCCTAGGGAAACATATACAATTTTTAGAAATATAAATGATATTGATTGTTATTGTTTAGGTTTTAATCCTGAAAATTATAGACCTGAAGACTTAATTTTAACTAGATTACCTATATCTCCTGTTTGTACAAGACCTACAGGTAAGATAGATCTTTATTCATCTTCTACTATGGAAGATTCTTTAACATTGAAATATGCTGATATCATCAAAGCAAATAGTCGAGTAAGAACAAAAAAAGATAAACAATCATTTGGATCTGATTTATCAGGTTATAATGAAGATTTTCATACTTTATTACAATATCATGTTGCTACTTTATTTGATAATGAATCTGCTTCATTACCTAAAGCTGAATTTAAAACAGGTAATAAACCAATAAAGTCAATATCTGAAAGAATTAAAGGAAAACCAGGTAGGGTAAGAGGTAATTTAATGGGAAAACGTGTAGATCAGTCAGCTCGTTCTGTTATTACTTCTGATCCTTATATAGATATTGATGAAGTAGGTGTTCCATTAAAAGTAGCTATGAATTTAACTTTACCAGAAGAAGTTACACCTCAAAATATAAAATATTTAACTCAGTTAGTAAAAAATGGAGCAGATGTTTATCCTGGTGCTAATTATGTATTACGTAAAAATTATATTAATGGAAAATCTATAGATCAAACAATTGATTTGAGATATAGAAAAAAAGACATTAAACTAGTTTATGGTGACATTGTAAGAAGGCAAATAATTGATGGAGATTATGTTTTATTCAATAGGCAACCTACTTTACATAAACCATCGATGATGGGTCATCGTGTTCAAGTGTTGAATAGGGATGATTGTAATACATTTAGAATGAATGTATCTGTTACTGAACCATATAATGCTGATTTTGATGGTGATGAAATGAATATACATTTAGGTCAATCAGTTCAAGCAAGAAATGAATTAGCTATGATAACAAATGTAAAATATCAAATTGTTGGTGCTAAAGATTCTACACCAATTATTGGTTGTGTTCAGGATGCTGTTTCTGGTGCATTTGTATTAACATCACAAGGTTCAATGGTTTCATCTGAAGATGCATCAAATTTGTTATGTAATACTTCTTCTAAAGTTAAATTTAATTTGAAAAAAGGTAAAAAAATATCTGGATTAGAATTATTTTCTTATATAATACCTGATGGTATTGATTCAAAAAAAGGAGATTATTTCCAGATTGAGAATGGTAATTTAATTAAAGGTGTTTTAGATAAATCTCAGTTAGCATCTAAAAAAAATTCAATTATTCATTTTGTTTGGGATAAATATGGTGCTGACAAAACACAAAAATTTATAGATGATTCTCAAAGGTTGATTTTAAACTATTTGCTTTTAAAAGGTTTATCTATTGGATTTGGTGATTGTATTGTTGATAATGATGTTTTGAAAAGAATAAATGAATCGGTTCATAATAAATTATTATCAATAAAATATCAAATTACTGAATACGAAAATGATCAAAATAAAATTAGTTCTGATGTTATTGAAAATTCATTTCAAGGTGAGTTAAGTACTATTGGATCAAATATAGGTAAAATTGTTCAAGATTCTTTAAGTAAAGATAATAATTTTTATAAGATTACTAAATCTGGTGCTAAAGGTAATACTACTAATATCCAAAAAGGTTTTGGAATAGTAGGCCAAATTTTAGTTGATGGTACAAGGGTAAAAAAGAAAGTAGATGGTAGAACTTTACCACATTTTCATAGAGATGATGATACTCCAGATGCAAGAGGTTTTGTAAATAGATCATATCTTGATGGATTAGAAGGATATCATTATTTCTTTGATGCTATGGCTGGTAGATTAGGTTTAATAGATACTGCAATTAAAACTTCGACTACAGGTTATATTCAAAGAAAATTGATTAAAGCATTAGAAGACGTATCTGTTAAGTATGATGGAACTGTTAGAACTTCAAATAATATAATGTTACAATATATTTATGGTGGTAATGGTATAAATCAGTTAATTCAAACTGAAGTTAGATTAGATTTAGCTGAATATTCAAATAAAGAACTAGAAGATAAATTATGTTTTAGTAAATCTGAATTAAAAAAGTTAAAAGGAAAAAATTCTGAAAACGTTAAATTAAATAACAAGTTTTATAACGATTTATTAAATATGAGAGATGATTTAAGAAAAGTTATTTTTAATTTTACATTAAATTATAAAGTTATACCAAACAAATTTATGCTTCCTATCAATCTTTATAGAATCACTCAAGAATACAGTAATAATAAAGCAAAAATAGATCTAAGTATTAATGATGTTTTATCTGGTATTGATGATATCTTAAATGATTTTGAATATAGATTATTAACATTTAATGATAATAATAATAATATTTTCAAAAGGGATGAAATAAGATTTAAAAAATTATATAAAGTAGCTTTATATGTTTATTTGTCTCCAAAAAAATGTATATTTGAATATGGTCTTTCTAAAGAACAATTTAAAAAGTTATGTAATGAAATAAAGTTTAATTATGTTAAATCTCATGTAGAACCAGGTGAGATGGTTGGTATAATTGCAGCACAATCTATTGGTGAACCAACTAGTCAAATGACTTTAAATACTAAGCATATGGCTGGAGTTAAATCTACTGCAAATATGGGTGTATCTAGAATTCAAGAATTAATGAGTTTTAGTAAAAATATTAAAACTCCACAAATGATTATTTATTTTGATAAAGAAAATAGAAAAGATTTCTCATCTACAAACAAAATCACATCATATTTTAAACACTTAACTATTAGAGAATTAATTGATTCTGTAGAAATGTATTATTCTGTAAATGGAGATGACAAATTAAGTCAATTATTAAAAAAGGATAATACAAGTATTCCATTTTACATTAATAATATAAAGAAAGGAGCTGAATCATTTCCATTTGTATTTAGACTTAAAATAAATTTAGAAAAAATGTTGGAAAAGGAAACAACTTTATTGGATATTAAAACTAAATTTATAGCTTATTGGTATAACAATTTTAGTAATTTTAAAGTTATGAAAAGAAATATAAAGGAGCTTATTAGTAAAATAACTAAATTAGCTATTTTAAGTAATACTGATAATATTATTCATATTAAGTTTGATATGTCTGTTTATAATTATACTATTTTAACAGATTTTTTAAATTTAGTATTGGATAGTGTAACGTTGAAAGGAATTGATAATATTGAATCTACTGATATAATCGAAGAAAGATTTATTGAATTTGATGAAAAAACAGGTGAAATGACTGTATCAAAAGAAAATGTAGTTTATACATCTGGTATTAATTTTCAACAATTAAATACATTAAAAGGTATTGATAAAACAAGAACATTGTGTAATGATATTTACACTACTTTAGTATTATATGGAATTGAAGCAGCTAGGTCTATTTTGTATAATGAATTAACAAATGCTTTTTCAGGTAGTTCAATTAATCATAATCATTTAGCTTTGCTTGTTGATTTGATGACACATACTGGATCTATAACTTCAATTGATAGACATGGTTTGAAAAAATTAGATTCTGATCCTATGACTAAAGCGTCATTTGAGAATACAATGGAACATTTTATAAATGCTGCATTATTTAATCAAAAAGATAGTGTAGATTCTGTATCGTCAAGGATTATGGTAGGGCGTGTTATTCCTGGAGGTACTGGAGCATTTGAATTATTACTTGATATGGATAAATTAGAAAATACAGAATATACAAAAGATGAAACTGGTGGTAGAATTACATTTGTTCCTTTGGAAGAAGAACCAATAATTAATGATATTATGAAATATGGTATTAACGAAACTGATTTTTATATACCAAATAATTTATAAATAATAAAATATATTTAAAAAATTTTAATATACTTTATTATATATATATATGTCTTCAGATAAAATAGAATATTTAAAAAATATTAATTTACAATTAGATGCAGCATTAAAAAGTTTAGAGGGAGCAAATCAACAATTAAATATTTTAAATTTAGAAGAAATCAATTATAAATTTATAGAAGATAAAGTTAAATTTATAAGTTCTAAAATTAAAAATCATCGTATGAAATTAAGAAAAGCTACTTTGAATGATTCAATAAATAAATCTAGTAAAACCGAACCTAAATTTGGAGATTCTAAAATAGCAATGGATATAGTTCGTGCACCAGAAATTACTACTAAAAAACCAACAGCACCTATGAGCACAATAGGTACAAAAACATCTGCATCTCCTACCAACACAGTAGGTACGGAAACAATGCGG